GGACAGCCACTGCGATTGTGGCCTTTTTCGTAACAATTTGAGCATCTGACAGTTCCGTTCCAACTCATATTTTCTCCGTGGTTCGAGTTTCTATATATATTGTATCAAAAGGGGATGCTTTTGTCAACAACTTTTTTTGTTTTCTTTGATTTTTTGTATGTTTTAAGGTGGCGTTCTTCGCATTCGATTGGTTTTGCCAAACCGTAGGGCAAAACCTTGTATGGTTTCGCACCCTTAGCAGCACTCTTGATAATTCCACCCGTTGCAATGACAATGCAAGGCTTATCGCCTGCGGCGTACCGATGCGCCCAATCGGCAGTTGCCCGAAACATAACTGTAGAGCCAACGGGATACTTTGGGTCTGCGTCGTGCAATGCTAGAACCTTTTTGGCGTACTTGTTCTCACACATTTTGCGCCATGCTTTTTCGGGTGGAGTGTAATCAGAATCTTCAAGAATAGAAGATGCTAACGCAGTGAAATAGCCGGTTTTGTCGTAGTATTCGGCGCAGATGCGAGCAATGCGACGTTTTTCATCGTCGTAGCTATTTTGCCAGACTTGGCTGGTATGGCGTGCCTCTTCCGAAAGTTTGTCTTGCTCGACACGCTCCAAAATTTCAAGCTGGCGTGCAGACAATGAACCGCGTTTCTTAAATTGTTGATGAAGGCTCTCGATGAAGCCAGCTTCCCATTGAGAAAGTAAGCTTGAATTTTTCAGAGCGTGTTCCAGTCGTAGCAATGTCGGATTCATTAAATCTTCTCCCATCCTTCATTATAATTATCTCATAGGCAGAAGAAAATGTCAAGAGATATTTGATTTTTTTTGCGGTTTAGATACGAATTTTAAGTTTGCTCTACGGTGGCGTACCTTTCCTGGGCCATCGAACCAGTGAACATCAATGGGGTACATGCCGCTTTCGCGTATCTCAACAATAATTCCTGTTTTCTTCCGCATCGCCTGGCAATATCCCGTGCCTCGACCGGCAGAAGAAAGTTCAACTAAATCACCGACTTTCATTGGCCTCTCCTAGTACCTTGAGTCTAAATTTTTGAATAAAATAACGCTCCCCTTTGTGTAATATCCAGATGTCACCGGGACTTCCTGATTCAGCCACAATTAAAACTGGCGCACGAGTTTGATACAATTCGCGTACCCAACTTGGCGCACCCGTTGAAAGATTGCGAACTACTGCTAAGTCACCGGGTTTCATTGCCTGCCTCAATATATGGTATGCCTGCGGGTAAATCGCCCGAGACGATTCCGCCATGTTTGGCGCAAACCAGTGAAATTCTTTCTGCTGGAACGTATCCGTAGACTGTATTTGTTGGTTTTTTTGGGTCTTCGGCCCATTCCACCAACAAAGGCTCAGGTTGCGACGGGTAGCCGACTTCGACGCTAGTATATTTTACAGCGTCGTTCACTCGTGGGCTGCAATACGCGGTGTAGTTCGCTTGCACGCTCATTGTAAATCCGTCTTTACAAACAATTTCTTTATTCAACGTCATTGCTTACCACCTTTGCTAAGTACATCCACTTCATCCCACCAACACATCCCTCTTTTGCCAGTGCTGACCCAAATCACATGGAGCCGCGTGTCGTCAACCTGAGCAGCTTCTTGCACGCGCACAACTACGCCGAGAGTGCCGTACTTTCTCATCCGTATCAAATCACCGACTTGCACTGATGACTTTGATCCATTTTTTGTTCATCGCAAATGGCTGCGAGTGGTCCTCTAAGTTTACCAGCGTCACGGCATTGCGTACACGTCCGAACGAGTCCGAAGCATTCAAGCTCGTTATTATATAAGTCCCTGTTTTCGCAGGGGCTATTGTAACTAAATCGCCAACTTTCATGAATTTATACCTTTTTCACACTCCAACTAAGAACGTCGGTATAATCAAAAGTGTTGGCACCAAAGGCCACTCTCACAATTTGATGTCCATCGCTCCAGTCTTTCAAAATAGTAACCTTCCCAATTCTACCACATTCGTCATTATTTTTGGAAATGACCTTAACCTTGTCTCCAATTCTAAACATATTATAACCTCTCGTGTGCGTGCGCGCAAGAAAAAAAAAAAAAAAAAAAAAAAAAAGAAGCAGGCCGCTGTCCTTGGCGCGTCACATTCCCAGGTTCCTTTTAATTAGCCTTCAAGAGAACCATTGAAGGGCTGTTAGTCATATATCTTATCTGCTTCTTTTTATGTTACTTAATTCTTATACTCTTTTTTAGCTATTTCTAAATCATCAACATGCTCGCTGTAGACGATTCCATCAATCCAGTGAACTTTAGCCCACTTTCTTCCTTCCGTCCCTACAACAACGCCTGTAATGTCCTTTTTTGTACTCTCGCTCATTTTCTTGAATGATTTAGAGTATCTTACTGTATCACCGACTTTCATTACAATCCCCACTTTCAATTAAACTTTTTGCAATACGACCATAATGTCCTTGCAATTTCCATGCCAATCCGGTATCAATGAGTTCTTGGAAAAGGGATATTACCTCTCCTTTGCTCATTTCTCCGTTTTCATATGCAATAATTTTGCTAACATTAACCATATTATTTCACCACACTAGCCAAAATTTTGTCAGAGTGCCATTTGATTGTGCCCGGTTTGCAAGTGATCGCTTGCAACTTGTTGTTCACAAATACTGTCAGTTGATTCCTACCAACGGCAGTAACAATAGCGTGCTTTTTATTGACTGTAATGAGGCTTCCAACCGGTGGCAAGCCTTCCTCTGTCAAATTTCCAGGGTCTTCAATCTTAAGGAATGGACGTTTTTGTCCAGGTGCAATGAACCATTTATATTCACCCATTGTTTTCTCATCGAGAGTTAGTGTAGTTTTCTTTGGCTTCCCATTCAAAGAAGAATATTGCTTTCCTTCAACAAGCCATTGACTGCCCGTCTTCGTCGCTTTATCAACTTTGAATACAATAGTTCGGTATTTTGGATAAGTACGATAAGTTTCAAGCTCTCCGCTTTGATTCATCGTCGCTTCTTCACGGGCTTTGCTTCGACCCATACCAAAACACCACTTCTTCATTAAAATATCATTTGCTTTCATTTTTAATCTCCTGCATATATTATGCCAGAAGGATTCAAAGATGTCAAGGATTAATTTGAATTATTTTGATAAAAGTTCAAGTTCGTCTGCGGTAAGCCACCAATCGCCGCTAGAATTAAATTGAATATGAAATTGTTCTGTGCTGAAAGATGTGTTAGAATCAATTATGATTCCCATCTCTCCACATTCTATTTTCCCAATGATGGCACCAGCTTTGCCACCTATTTCAATATCAAACTTAGCTTTAACGAGACTGCCTATCTTCATTTTCTTCGTTAAGCCAGCCAAAAACTTTAACAGCCATTTCATACAGTTGAAATTGTTTCGGTGTTGGAAGGAAGGGTAGAAATCCGCGTAAAATAAAAAACAGACCGGCTACAATTAACATGCCGCCGCCCAAAAAACTAAACCTCAAATTTCTTAGGTACTTCCTCATACTCTAAGTAGTCTTTAGTTTTGCAATCGTTTCTTCGTATGATACGATGCGTACTAGTTCAGTCATTCGTATCGTGTCTTCTTGAACTAAATCTGTTCTTCCTCTTTCTGTTGCGTCTTTTATGCTTTTATACAACTCTATCACTGCCAGTTCCACATTTATTAGATATTCTATTGCACTTTTGATTGCGGAGATGGCCGCGACAACCAATGAACGCGCAGTCGCTTTGAAGTATAATAATTTTTTGTTTGAGTTTTCAATCGCTAATTTGATTTCCACTGGTGCATCTGTCTTATTCCACCTATTGCTATTTTTAAAATCAACTTTCACTGAAAAATCATCTAAACTAAATTTTTTTAATGAACAAAAATCACCGGAAAGTCTCTCGATTATCGCACTAAAAAGAGCATCAACAAAGCCGTCGCCCTCGCCCTTAATTTTAGCAGACAATTTCCTGCTTGCCGGTACTCTTAGGGAACAAGAAATATATGATTTCTCGTCTTTGTCGCTCTCCTTCAAAATAAAATTAGAAATAAACAATTTTAACTGGGATTTTCCCAGGACTTCGTTTATAATTATTCCACATCTTTCTTGTACTACTTCTTCAGGAAAAGTTGGGGGCATATATTAATTAGCTGTTTGGAGTTGTTTAAAGATGATATTTTTAGATAAAAAATAACACATACTAGCCAATAGTATACCAGATAAAACGTCCACAATAAAGTGTTGTTTCAAAGCCAATGTAGAAAGTGCAATTAAAGCTGCCCAAACAAAATAAACCGTTTTAATCCATGGCCTATTCTTTGCGTATTGCGTCAAGCCCACAAAAAATGCCAAGAGCCATGAAAATGTTACGTGACCCGATGGAAAAGTATTATTTGCTCCATCAATCATCCTCGTCAGTTCAACTAGCCAGCCAGAAATAGATGAGGGATCAACAAAAGATTCACGAGGATAAAAAGAAGGGAAGAGAACATAGAATATGCTCAATGTAACCGAAGCAATCATATAAGCTGTGAACGCAGAAAAAAATACTTCTTTCCTGCTTACAAAACTAAACATTGTTACAAGAATCACAGGAATTAAAGTGTGATAAACCCAAACAAACTCTGGAACGAACGGAATTACATGATCGAGACTTGTTAGAAAATTATATTCATTGACTGTGAAAAGTAATTGGATGCCGAAATAGGTTACGAAATTAAAAATAATAAATAGGGTGAGATATTTTGCTTTCGTCCCATTCGACACTTATATCGTTCTCCGCGCAAACTAATCCAGTAAATGGTGCTCCAAGTCTTAAATTGCTTTAATTTTTTGGGAAGATGTGTAAAAAAATACACACCTCTAATAGTACATATGTGTGAATTAATTAAAAAAGAAAAAAACGGTTGTTTTTTATAAAAAATTATTTAAAAACTGGGTTTTTGCTGGTTTCAAACAGCCTTCGCATGAATGATTTTTTTAGACGAAGCAGGCGTTCAAACCTTGCTTTTTCTCTTGTGTTGATATAAAGTGCGGAAGGTGTCCTAATTTGGCCGTCGATTAGTTGCTCGCTGAAGTCATAAAATTTAGATTTTACATTGCGATTGGGAGGCTTGGCGTTAGTCGATGAGCACATCAATGTTACAAGAGTAAATACGAATATTATTAAAATTGATGTGGCGCGGGTGCGCTTTTTCATCTGAAATTTTCCTTGGCGTAACTACGCCTCTTTTTCAGGTCATGTTTCCTCAAGTACTTCTTCGTGAAGTGTTTCTTCGCTGTGCATATGATGATAAACTTCGCCAATATCGTCTGCTAGGACTGCCAGTTTTGATTGTACCCATTCTGGTAAATCTCTTTTGTCTGCTACCAAATCCATTAGCATGTTCGAGTATTCATTTATCTTTAATAGCTGTTTTTCTGCCATGTCTCCTTCGGAGTCGTGGCTTTCTGCTAAGACCTCTCTTACATATTGCTCAAGAATTGTTTTCGTCAGTTTCATCGTCGCTGTCCTTTTTTAAATATTTAACTCTCGTACCTATAAGTAGGTCCCAAAAGCTGTTTGTTACTCCCCAATTTGCATCTTGATTGGTTCCCATGTGATGCTCATAGTGCCAGGGTACATTTTTTTTTGCCCACTCAACATCTTGATGCGCTTTCCAATGAACCCAAAGGTATCTAATTGCACAAGCAACTAATGTAATATAAAACACCGGAAAGAATAAAATCAATGGAGAGTGAAGAAGAATTAATAAATTAATTCCCATGACTTCTTTCCTCAATGAAGAATGGAGTGGGCACTGGTCATAATGGGGGTCTAGCCCTTCATTTTTTCTGCATGCTTTGTGGTGCTCGTGCCAATGAAATGCCCAATAAGATTCTTTATTCTTGCCTAAGCCGTGCAAAATATATTTATGAATTAACCATTCTAAAAGAGAAGCGTATAAAATTCCAAGCACTGCGGCAAGCACATACCACATTATTTCCTAGCCCTCATTATTCGTACTTTAATCTTCTTTGATTCTCGAATGGGCATGTTGCGTACATCTTCTGCATCTTTTTCTGCTTGTGTTTCCAAGGGCAATTCCATTTGTTTTTTCTTTTCTTCGTCGGAAGGCCAATAAAATCTTTCTTTTTCTAAGTCTGGGGCTGGGATTTTTCTTAATCCTTTTAACTTCGAAATCACCACATCATATATTTCTTGCCAATTGCTGTCATATTCTAAAACTCTAGCGGCAAATTGTTCAAATCCATCTACGCCGCTTTCATCATAATCGGGAGTAAAATCAAGTCTCACTTCTTCATATGAAGATTCTATATCGTCAACGTAAACATAATTATCATCGGCTGCTTCTCGAACAATTTCTTCCAACATATCATCATTATCTTCATGTTCATCAATCCACTCTAAATCAGAGAAATCAAAAGACATTCCACCATTATAGTAATATTTGCCCTCTTCGTATTCGTCAAAATAGAGATAAGTATGCTCCGCGCTTTCTTCAAATTTGTCCTGAATCTTCTGATAATCTGCTTCGGTTGGACCAGCAGGATTTTCATAGGCGTGATCGCGCATTTGCTCCATAATGTGAATTTGAACGGCTTCTGCTTGTTCGCGTATTTTTTCATTAGCCCGTTCAAACCGTGTCACCCACTCATAATCGTGTTTTGATTTTTCGTCTTCGGGAGTGGGAGGCAAATCAATTTCAAGTCTTTCAAGCGCCTGATTATATAATGCTACATCTTCTTTGGTTACTTCATCAGCAAACCTATTGCTATCATACCACAAATACGCCATCCAAGCTCCCTCTGCGGTTGCTTGATTTAGAAGATTCTGTACAAACGCTTCTGTTATTTCTCCGCTGTCCAATTCAGTATCTTCTGCATCAAAAACACTTTCAAGATCGTATTCGTTGTCGAGGACAAATGCTAATTTTTTATATTTATTTGTAGGATCGACATGCTTTAGGAATACAAAATAGAACATCTTGCCTTCGCTAGTGTAGCTATCGAAATAATTGTGACTTTGTTTTGCAGAGATGCACCACTGTGTGCTTCTACCAAAAAAACAAGAAGCCTGAGTGCTCATTGGCCTGACAATAAAATAATCTTCGGTGTCATCAATGACTTCTGCTTCGCTGAGAGCGGCTCTCTTCTCTTCTGCTCTTTTTGTGGCTTGTGTGTCTTCTTCTTCTACTTTATTAACGGCGTTGCGAAGTGATTCATAATCTTTGTAAGAATTGATGTCCTTTGAAAAGCCAAATTTTGGCATACGCTGGTTCCATTTGTGGAATTTTTCAATCTTATCAGTGAGTTCGGGCACCCATGACGATTCTATTTGTGCGACGTCTAAGCCAGTTCCTGGTGGAGTGTGTTGGGCGCGATATTGACGGGCTGCTTCAGTTTGTTTTGCGGCCCAAGCAAGATATTTTTGATTACCAGAAGGATCTCGCCTTACAAGATAATCAATAATTTTCGGAATGCGAGGATATTTCTTTTTGACGTCTTCAATCCGGCCTTCAATTAAAAGCTGCTCTTCTGAAAGAAGTGAGTACTTTCGCCAACCTTCGAATAATTGTTGCATGTTATAAATAGTTCAGTGGAGAGATAAAGAAACATTCTTGCTTGTTAATAATTCTTTTGTGGTAACTGCGCCTTCAAAAAAGACTGAGAACTTCAAAGCTTGATCTTTGGCTAGATAAAAGAACTTGTTTTTCTCTTCATGCTGCTCTTCTATGTCTTCCAGTATTATCTTCATGTGATCTAATAGAGAAAGATATTCACACAAAAGTGCTACTATTTCATCATTTTCATGAAAAAAAGAATCCTTCAGGATATGATGCTTCAGAATCTTCTCTTGTTTTTCAATTTTATCTAAGTACTCAAAGTATTTTTCTTCAGACAAAACAAAGACTGTTTCATTCATCCCTTTTTTCTTCTCTTGGTCTTGGCTAGTGGTCCCTCTCCCCAAAAATGCCTACTTCTTCTTTTGTCCGTCACCAAAAAGGCCTGGACGTATTTTTTATTGCCTTTTTCAATTAGTTTCGCCCGGTGTGGCGCATCGTGGAATGCTCCATACAATGGCTTTCTTTTCCGTATTCTACCATATTTGCTTTTTGGCGGCGTATTTAGATGTTCCACGCAGCCAGTCACAATCTCTTCAATGGTTTTGCCTTCTTCAATATGTTTTTTATGGTCCACGTCAATGTTGACAATCACAACCCAATTTTTTCGTCCGAAACCCGGCACTGACCAGTGAAACGAATTAGAATATAGCCCATGTCTAACCTTGCTAAGGCGTGTCGGCTTATTTGCGCCTTCAGCCATCGGCATTAATTTGCATTCTATCATTTAATAATCTCCAAATATCTTTCTAAATCCGAACACCCTCCGATAAAGCTCCTGTCGCCGTTTGAACACTGTTCAACAATGAGAGGCACCGTTGACCAATGGTGCTGGTTTTGGACTTTTTCCAACTGATCTAAGTTGCTGCTCATTTCAAAAACGGTGAAAGTGTGATCAGATTCAAGCAAAATAGCAGTGGCCTCGTCGCAATATGGACAGCCATTTTTTGTCCATAAAATAAAATGTCTTTTAATCGTGGAGGACATGCTTCTCTCCATTTCCTCTTAGTTTAGATTCAATCATGTGTGCCTGACCTACAACAATCACATCTAAACCAGATTGTCCTCTATCTAAAGTTAGCCGAGTAAATTGTTGTCTAGAATCTAATTCGTCCGGAAGCCGTCCTTCCTTAAGTTTTTGCAAATATGCTGGCTCTGCCCTTAAGGCAACAACATGTTTCGGGTTTATAAATATTTCCCTTAAAGTAAATTGCTGTTGTGCCGATTTTGACGCTTTCAACAATTCGCACACCTCTACTAATTTAATCATATTTTCTCCTCATGTTTTAATATTCTTTTTCTCCACAAACCATTCTTCGCCCTGATACCAGACCTTCACACATTCATTTCCTGCATTTTCTTCAATCAATAACAAATTTAAAGGTTTAGTTAGCCTATTAAATTTAATTGGTGTTGGGCCAATATAAGTTTCTTTAGGGTCACGGTCTTTTACTTCTTTATTGTACTGAAGCAATCTTGTTTCTGCTGGTACATAAACTAAATCACCCTTCTTCATTCGGGGCCTCGCTCGCTTCTTCTGGCTCCTCTAAACTTTCAAAGTCCTCTACGTTCCCCAGCAGAACATTTTGGTATCCTGAAAGGATGTGCATGCAATCGGCCAACCTCAAATCAATTCTCGATAATTCTTGACGCACCTCATCCAAAAGACGGACAGCGTTTTTTTCATCTTCTTTATTTAACAAAGTTAAAGCTTCGTCAAGCTTTTTGGTTAGCGGCCTTAAAGAACTTTCTTTAGTATCATGGATGAGTTTGGCCGTAGTTTGCGGTATATCTTCTAACTCAACAGAATAAGTTACATTCACTCTCATGTTATACTCCTCATATATAATATATCAAAAGTTTACAACATAGTCAAGCTATTTTTAAGAAAATATTAAAAATTAAACATTTTAAACGCGGCGGCAGAAGCCAAGCCAACGACGGCACTGATTATAATCCAAAGAAGTCGCGTCGAAGTTTTTTGCCAGCTTTCTAAAGCTTTGAGGCGAGCGTAGAGACCTTCATCTGGGTGGTAAACAACTTCTTTAATTTGAGATATGTCATCGGCCATTTCTTCTTGCTTTTCTTTGATCGTGTCAACACTTTGCATGATTTGATCAAATTTCCCACCAATTTCGGCAAATGTGACTTTTACTTCCGTGTCATACTCATCAATTGCCATGTGTGAAGCCCCCGTATATTAAATAGTATTCACGCTTCAATAACAGCCGAGTTTGTCGTAATTAGTGTAGATGCAACTGAAGCTGCATTTTGCAAAGCGCATCGCGTTACTTTGGCTGGATCTATAATTCCAGCCTCCAGCATATCAATAACATTGCCATTTGTGAAATCCACCCCTAAACCATCGTCTTCGCCCTCTATTTTCGATAAAATTAAATCGGGTGATTCACCTGCATTGATTGCCATTTGTCTCACAGGCTCTTTGACTGCCTCTAAGATGATTTTAACACCCAGTTCTTGACTTTCGTTTTCAGTTTCAACTTGCAAATCATTGCAAGCCCTTATTAGTGCAATTCCACCTCCTGGTACAATTCCTTCTTGTTGCGCTGACTTTACAGCCTCCAAAGCATCTTCGATCCTGTGTCTTTTTTCTATCATTTCAATTTCTGTGGCTGCCCCAACTTTAATAATCGCGATGCCGCTAGCCAATCTCGTAATTCGTTCTTGGATCTTTGCACATTCATGAAGATTTTCCGTTTGACCAACTTCGGTTTTTAATGTTTCTATTTTCTTTGCCACCTCTTTTAAATCTCCGGTGCCTCCAACAATTGTAGTAAAATTCTTTGAACATTCAAAAGTCTTCGCTGAACCAAAGTGATTAAGCGTGACATCTTTTAATCTCAGATTATTTTCCCTACCAATTAATGTTGCCCCAATTGAAACAGCCAAGTCCTTTAAAATGTTTCTCCTTTCTTCTCCGTAGCGAGGAGCTTTCACGGCGGCAATTTTTAAAGTGCCCCTAACGGCATTCATTATGAGGGCCGCAAGTGCCTGCCCCTCAATGTTTTCAGCAACAATTATACATGGCCGAGCTTCCCTTGCTACCAATTCCAATACTGGCATCATTTCCTCTACTGCTTCTATTCTTTCGTCTGTAACTAGAAGTAGTGGATTCTCATATTTAACAACGCCTCGTTTTTCATCCGTAATGAACGCACTGGCTAAGTATCCAGAATCAAAGCGAAAGCCTTCCACCACATCTAGGCTTGTCTCAAGAGAACGTGCCTCTTCAATTGTTATTGCACCGTCTTTGCCAGCTAAATCAACAGCAGTTGCAATTAATTTGCCAATCGTCGAATCGCCGTTTGCAGAAATGGTTGCAACGTGCGCTATGTCTTCTTCGGATGTAATTGGAGTAGAAACTTCTTTTAGATTATTAACAATGGCTTCTACGGTTTTGTCAATTCCTTTTTTAAGCTCTACGGGAGGTGCACCCGCAATTAAATATTTTTGAGCTTTATCTAAAATTGCTCTCGCCAAAACTGTTGAAGTCGTTGTGCCATCTCCAGCTTCTGAATTTGTTTGGGCGGCGGCTTGTTTAATGATCTGGGCACCAACATTCTCGAACGGATCTTCTAGTTCGATGAACTTTGCCACTGTAACCCCGTCCTTTGTAATGATTGGGTTGCCTTTTTCTTTGTGATGTAATATTACGTTTCGGCCGCGTGGCCCCAGCGTAGAAGCTACGTTATCAGCTAATACATTAACACCTTTTAAAATTTTTTGTTGAAGTTTTAGATTAGATTCATATTTTCGTGACACTTTTACCTCTTTTCTTATTCAGTTTTTTCGACTGCTTTTTTGGTGTGATAGTTTAATCTTCCAGCGTCTTTGACAGCACTCATGCCGTGTTGATTTCTGCTCATTTCTCCCTCATCTACATCAAGGAAAAACTTATTAATATTAACAGAGAGGCTGCTCAAAGAATTATAAATAGCAATCAAATTATTACTTAAATCTTTTGCATATTGATTTGCAATTTGTACAAGTTTTGGTGGATATAAATCTAGCACACCGATTTCTCTAGATTGTTTTCTAAAATAGCCAGGTGCAATGTGAAATTGCTTTCTTGATATGTAGCCGGGACTATTCACAATCTCTTGCCAGAATTCTGGGCCTCTTTCCATTGTTTTTAGCTGACTGTATAGATCTTCTTCATTGCCATAAAGTGCTTTCGAAGAACTAGTTCTTTTACCCGTTGTTGTATATTCTTTTTCTCCAATTTTCGCATTCACTTTATATGTTTCACCAGCTACTAGCAAATCTTCTGGGTTTAGGCGAACTTCTCCGCTTTCTGTGACTTTTGAGAGAGCAACTTCATCAGCAATGGCCGCTGGATTAATTTTCTGTGTTATAATTTCTTCTGCTTCAATTTCATCATATTGCATAAATCGGCCTTTTGGTCTGGTAGGTGGCCTAGGAATAACTTCGCCATTAATAATTTTAGCTCTCACTACTGGGCCAGCGGTAATTTTTACATTGGCAGCGGGAGTGTCGTCAACGCCAAACGTAAATTCCACTGGTGCAATCTCGTGTTGCATTTTAAATTCTTCGTGACCGATATAATCTAAAAAGTTTTCTGGAGTGATGTCAAATTCATTGAAGGCTAGCGTTCCAGCGCCCATTTTTGTTACAACCAAATAAATGATCTTTTGGCTGCGCCCTTCTGCAAAGAAATCAACTAAGTTTTTAAAACTTCCCTTCAAATCTGTTCCTGGGCTAAGCACTTTTAAACTATAAGGCACAATTGCTTCTTCAACGTCTGCTTCGTCTCCGGCCTGAATTGCTCTGCGAATCATTAAATTCACATCTTCAATCGGAAGGGAGCCAGCCGCTGCGCCAACTTGTTCTGGGTCTTGAACCTGTTCGCCCAAAAACAAACCAGCCAAAAATGCTTCAAAAAGAAAACCAGCCGTCGAAGCATTGTATTCTTCAATAATGTTTGAAAATATCTGTAAAAAGATTAAGTTTGAAAGGATTTTGGGAACTGCTAAGCCTGGTTGATAATTCATGAAGTCATTAACGCTTGCTAATTTTGCTTCGACAGTACCGCCGACAACATTTTTCATTAGGGTTTCTAGGATTGCACGATCTTCAGTGTTTTTAACGCCCCAATTCTCCGTAATCTTGATTGCTGGGAATCTAATCACTCTTTCTTCGGAAGTTTCATCTGCTTCTATTGGCACATCGGCTTCAGTCATAAGGGTGCCAAACCGATTAACTTCTTCTTCAATTATTTTTAAAAACCCATCTAAACCAAGAGATTTAAATGCGCGGTAGTTTTCATTTAGTTTATTAATGTCCATATTATAATTAGTCTCTAAGATCGCTCAACATCTCATCCCAATCTAAATTTGCTGCGTCCCACTTGTTTCTAGACACGTGAAAGTGATTTACAATGCCGCTGAATTTTCCATCTTTAGTTTCTTTATGCTCTGCTAATAAAACGTTCCCACCATTATCCATTGGCATTTGTATTGGAATATCATAGTGAGAACAAAGAGTTTTAACTAAAGCCTTATATGCTTCAAGTTGTATATCATAAAAGCCCAAACATTCTTTTATATAACTGTTGTGTACTTTTACCTTTTCCAAAAGTGGGCGTGGGCCGAAGTTCTTTCTTCTGTACCATTTTTGATATTTTGTATAAACCGCATTGGAAATATCAATTCCAATAGAGGCTTTATTTACTTTGCGATTTCCAGCATGCCAGCCTTCATGTTGAGTATCGACCATCTGATAAATTGTACCATCATTGTCGATGACAAAGTGGCTGGAAATTCCTTTCTTTTCTAACACTCTCGCGCAAGATTTAGCAGAAAGGCATACATCAAAATGGGTAACAATCATTTTAACATTTCGTTTGTTTTTCTTATATTCTCTGAATCCTTTTGGCAAGGCCAAGCTATCCTCGTCACGAAGATTAACAACCTTGTCCCAATCAATCGGCACCAATTCGCCTTCGCAGATTAAATGATTGCCTTCGAGATTTTCAAATTCTTTCTCAAGCCCTGCTTCATGTTCTGTATTTGCTCTTCGAAAAGTCATTGGTCCGCATAATCCATCTGCCGAAAGGCCATGTTCTTTTTGAAATTTGCGTATACTTGTAATTAGCTTTTCATCAAATTCTTTCGCACCAAACCATGAAGGCTCCCATCCTAATTTGGAAGCCGAGGCCTTGTTATAAAATATCTTATCTTTAACTGCCATAATAAATTTCCTGATTAAATCTTTTATCCCATGTTCGTATTATACCAAATCTTTTTTTAAAATTAAATTCTTATCTTTTATCTTCGCGAACTTTCACATTAATTATATCGTCATCCCAATAAATATCAATCTTATTTTGTAAAAACAAATGCAAACTATGAAAATGCTTGTCTAGTTCGGCATTTGAAATATTCTTCGATATTTTCCTTTTGGCACACCATTGAATTATAGAATTTGCAATGAAGGCCTTATCTGCATAATAAATATTATCGTCTCGATAAAGCGCACCCTCTTCACGTAGCCATCGCAAGAGCGTGTCCTTATCTATCATTTTTTTACAGTTTGATCATAATAATCAACTGCCTCCTCCCAAGTTTCGAAAGTTGATAGTGATTGAAAACTTCTTGGCGTCGCTCTATTTAAACTTACAATCGAGGCTCGTTTCCAAGAGCTTATTATTGAATCATCAATTAATTCAAGACTTTCCACTTCTTCCGGTGGGACGCTGGCATCAATCAGCATTTCGTGTTTTATTGTTGCGGCCCCTTCTAAATCTTGTGAAGCGGCAATCAGCATTGCGATTACATGGAGTTGGATTTCGTGGAAAAAAGCAAATAGCTGATAAAGCCCTAGAAGTTTTGATAGGAATTTATATATCAGTGCTCCCGATAGGAACCACATGAACTCATACATTTTAACCTCTCTTAAGAAAGCTTCTCTTTGACTCTTCTGAGTACTTCTTGTAGTATATCAGATTGTCTTGCAGTTTTAAATGTAGATTCGTCATCGACGATTTCAAGGTTGGGGATGTGTCGTAGGATTGATTCTGCCAAAGTTCTTGAAGTTGGAGATTCCTTTTGTTCTTCTGCGCAGCCCGGGCCGACACATTTTTTTGTATCCTTTACGACAAACGGACAGTCTTTTGTGCCGCTGCCTGCGTCTGGGCATTTTGCTTCTTCAAGCTCTTCTGCCTCTTCCACCACTTCCGGTGTTTCAGTCGGTGTTTCGTCAGGGGCAGTTGGGGCAGTTGGGGTCTGGAATGGCTCTGGTGGCGTGTTCAGTTCGAGCGGCGGCACGGCTTCATTTACTTTTTTTAAGAATGGATTAACTAAGGATTCTACGCCGGCCAAAGCCATGAATCGACGGACAGTGCTTTCATTCAGGAGTGTCTTTTTCTTGTCAGTCATTTTTCTACCTCGTTACTTTTTAGTGCGTCGTTTTGCGCCTTGCAATCTTCGAGCTACGCGCTTCGTGACTTGTTCAACAATGTGCTCTCTTTTTACGCGATTGGCAACGCGGCGAGATAATTCTTCCATGAAAAGTTCTTGTTGTGCAGCGTGGCGTCTTGCCTCTTCAAGTCCGGGGGGCAAACCTTCTTCTTCTTCTTCTTCGGCTGCGGGTAAGAAATCTGGTGGTGGCATTTCTTCTCCGGGCTCGCCAGGCTCGCCTTCGGGCTCTCCGGGTTCAACGTCCATGTCGAGGCCATCTTTTTCAGCCTCGCCTTCAATTACGGACAATATGCGACGATACACATCTTCTACTTCTGGACTAGCTTCTGCTGCTGGTTCGCCCTCTGGTGGGACGCCCAAATCAGCTTCTGGTTCGCCCAAACCAGCGTCTGGCTCCAGAGCTTCGGGGGGCGGTCCTGGCAGCGGCTCTTCTTCGCCGGGCACTTGCTCCTCCAAGGTTTTAAGTATATCGCCCACATGATCTTTTCTTGGTGGGTGCGGTTTGGATTTCAGATCCTCGCTGCCCTGCTCTTCAAGCTCTTCTGCTTCTTCAAGCTCTTCTTCTTCAAGCTTCACGCCTTCGTAAAGCTTTTCGGTGCCTGCCAATTTCATGAATCGCTTAACGGTATCTTCATTTAAAAGTTTCTTACCCTTGCTCATTAGTTCACTCCTGTAAATAAAAAGGTTTTCTAGATATAAATAGTCTTTTGTTTCAGTAATCGTATATTTTCTTTAATTTTTGTAAGGCTGCATCTTGAATCTGTTTCACCCTCACAATACTTATGTCCAATCGCTTAGAAACCTCATTTAATGTCATCTCTGGGTTCTGCCCTACGGCTATCGCGGTGCAATTCATATCTTCGCCATAGTTAATCCATAATCGACACTTTCTCTCTTTGCAACCTTCTTGATTTTCTAAACATTTTCTAGCGCAACCTATCATAAATCTCCATGCTCCTTTTCTATAATATCAAATATGTTTTCAATCTCATCTTTATTTAAGCCAAATTGCTTAATTGTTTCTTCTTCTTTTAATCTCGCTCGTTTAATTTTATTACGTCTGGGGTTTGACATAGCTTTCTTTTCTTTTAACTCTTCAACGAAGGCTAGCATATGTTCGTTTCTATCAACGTAGCCAGACACCACATCAATAAAAAATTCACGGATCTTTAAATCATCATAATGCAAACGAATCTTTAAATCAGCATGAAGCTTGTCTGTGCTTTCAAAGCAAATTTTCTTAATGATGTTTCCATAATCTGGCATTAAGTCTTTCCTAAAATGTGAGTTCGGCTTTCGCCCAAGCCCGCGTTTGTTTGTTTGATAAACTTGGCTTTTGTTTGTAGTTCTAAAATTGTTCTCGCGCCAGAATAAGAAAATCCAGAAACAATTCCATTTCTTAAATCTTCTAAAATGGTCTTAACGCTTCCCTTATATGGAATGAACGTAGAAATGCCCTCATTGGACGAATACCGACCACGCCATTTAATTTGAGCATCTTTGCTAGCCATACCGCGATATTCCTTTTTAACGCCGCCGAGTGTAACAACTTTTTCTCCTGGGGATTCATCTGTTCCTGCTAAAAGCGAGCCAAGCATTACAAAATCTGCTCCCGCGGCAATTGCCTTAACAATGTCGCCAGAAGAGCGAATGCCGCCATCGGCAATAATCTTTGCGGATCTGTCTGACATGGCACATTCAAATATAGTTTGCAATCCTGGCATGCCGTGTCCAGTTTGAATTCTTGTACTACAGATTGAGCCGCCGCCAATATTACAACGAATACTATCTGCGCCCCAATCTGCTAAATCATTAAAGCCTTCTAAAGTAGCAACATTGCCAGCCATAATGTGTACGCTGTCGTGGAGCAAATCTTTTATAGATTTGATCGCATGCTCTACCAATTTATGATGACCGTGTGCGACATCAATACATAAAACATTTGTTCCGTTGCGTGTCAAATTTGCAGCTCGTTCTAAAAAATCATCTGTAACACCTACTGCTGCGCCAACGTTTGGGTTATATTCCCAAGCTTTACGGACTATTGCACATTGTTTTTCAACTGTATTGTAACGATGAACGATCCCTAAGCCGCCCACTTCTATCATTGAGGTGGTCATGTTGAGTTCCGTAACGGTATCCATTGGCGCTGAAATTACTGGAAAATCTAAGTGGATATTTTCATCCAAATCATTTCCGATCTTTACTTCTTTTCGACTCTCAATGTCTGAATATTGTGGTATCAATAATACATCATCGTATGTTAAGGCTTCTTTAAATCTCACTAATGACCTCCCAATTCTCTTTTATTAGTTTAAGTGGCGCTGTTGATGCACTCGAATCTCCTGAAAATACAACCTTCGCATATTCTTCACTTCGGTATTCAAGGTGTTGCTCGGACATAAAAATATCCAATATTATGCCCGTGGTTCCGGCATAATTATGTTTTATCAAATCACCGACTTTCATTGTTCTCTAGCTCTTCAATCATCTTTTCAAGATACCAGCGAGCTTTCTTTAAATCTTGTAAAGCTTTGCCCTTATATTTATGCCGGGAAACATATTTAATTATATTGCCTTCGGCATATCCCATCCGCCAAGAATTGATAAATTCATATGGCTCAATGGCCTGTTCGCCTTTCCAATTAATGTTATAGTGTTTTGGATGGTTAACGTTGTCGCTCATTTTATTCCTTTTTTACAATCCGGATGGCACGGTGCGTGCACAGGGCATCCAATTTCGCAATTATCTTCTGGTGCTTCTATCTTGGGTGCAAATTCAAATGCAAAATAAAGAATAGCGGATATGATTAGCACGCTAACTATAAATGCCAGCGCCGCCACTTTCTCTTCTCTTAAAAATTTCATTTTTCAACTTCCGCTCCTTTTTCTAGATGCTCTTTAAAATCTTGAAGGATATTAACTGCTTTTTCCCAACACTCAGGACAATAAAGGCGAACAATTCCTTCTTCTTGTCGTACTACAACATTCCATGTTGTTACTTGTTCTTTATTCATCTTATCAAATGATTCCTCACAAGTCAAACACTTATCTGGAATTTTATCAAATAAAGCAACTTTAGCTGCCATCTCTTTTTCGGCGCTCTTTTTTGCTTTGTTTGTTTTCTTCCTTCTTAGTTTTCTTTCTAAAGACATTATCTTTCTCCCGTGGAACCAAATCCACCTTCGCCGCGTTTTGAATGAAAGTTTAAAAACTCGTCACTTTCAACTTCTTCAACTTTACAATGAACAATCGGTATCAATATTGCTTGTGCAACTTTGTCGCCTGGCCTAATCATTTGCGTTTCAGCGCCAATGTTGTGAAGGTTTACATACACTTCGCCATTATAGCCAGGATCTACAACGCAAGCGCCCACTATTAATTGTCGCTTGTAAGCTATGCCTGATTTGTTTTTAACCTCCAACATATAACCGTAAGGAATCTCGACTTTTATTCCAGTTGGAATCAATCTAGATTCTTTTGGTGGAATAAAGAAATCTTTTGAATCATATAATTTCTTTTCTCCATTCGGGCAATAAAATAAATCCATTCCAGCATCCATTTGATGTGCTCGAACTGGCAATCTTGCTTTTGGCCGCATCCTGTGTACTTTAATTCTCATTTGCCTTCCCAATTCCTTGAGAACTTCGAGCCAATTTTAAATCCTATAATGGTATTCTCTTCAAGAGAGACTTTGAAGCCAAAATCATTACTAGAAAAGTAAACTTGGACATGATCTTGAAGATCTTCAAAGCTTGAAGCTTGAGAAGAAAACTCTCCATATTCATCTTGAATAATTTGCAGCGCTTTTTCTTCGCGAGTTTCTTGCCAGACATAATAATTTGTGCCTTTGCTTTTATGAAATTTGATTCCAACATTTTTCATAGCCCATTTTTTGAAAAGGGCGTCTAAGCCAGGATAAGAATAACTGGCCCCTCTAAAAGAAATTCTGTTCGTATTTTTTAACAACTCTTTTCTCTCGGATGGTCGCAAGTTAAAAATCTCATCGACTAGTTCAGCGGTTTGGAAGGCGACTTCTTCATTCTTTTTCAACAAAGAAATAAATTCTTTCTTAATAATTTCAGTCGTCTCCTCGCGCACCGGCTCCTCTTCCTTGAAATAAAAATCAAACTCTTGTTGAGCTTCATTTTCAGAAAAGATTTTACGTGCATATGCTTGACCGGCTTCAAAAGCTGTGTCAAACCTGCCAAGTCTTTCTTTCGCGTAGACGGCAACGAATGGCTTTCTGCAACCTTCGTTGCGTTTAACCCCTCTGTAGCCGAATTTATTTCTATTACTTTTAATAGGTTCTACATAATTCATTCTTTCCTCCTTTTATCCTAAAAGCCTAAAATTATATTTAATTGATCGTGTGCTAAAACCCCATTGTTCATCATAATCCAGTCTGCTCATGTAAGGTCGATTGAGATGAATAATATCTCTTTCCGGCTTTACGCCCCAGCATTTGATGCTGCTTTGGATTGAAGTGCTATCAATTGTTTTTATGATCCAATAAGGTTTTCCATTTTTAGTTTTCTTTTCGATAACTTCTCTCGGAATAAACCAGGCAACTCCGAGGTCATTATCCCATTCTCCAAGTGGTGGAACTTGATAATATTCTAATCTTTTAAGGATGTTTTCATCCAGTACTAAATCCATTGGAAAAATACCAGTTAATGAAACCAAATTTTCAATCCTCTCTTTGTTTGAAAAGTTACCTTCTGGTTTATAAAGTTCTATGTTTTCTTCAAGTTTCTTTTTGTTTTTTGGCCGCTCGACCACTGTCGCAGTCCAGAAATGTTTTGGGCCTGAAAATCTATCATCAATTAGGCAATTTAAAGCTTCGCTTCGAGCTAAAACATCAAGCGCCTTTTTATTTAATTTGCTATAAACAATATCTTCATTAAAAAGGAAGTCTTCAATTACGTTAAATGGCCGGTTGTTAATAATCTGTTCCATTGCCTTATCTCCCAAGCCTTTAAGAGAAGTTAAGGGCTGAATTAATGTTTTATTATCTTCGGCAATTTCCCAAACAACACCAGATTTATTTACATCAATTGATTGAATCTTGAATTTAAATTTCTTTGCAAGGTTAATTGCTTTTTCTTTTCGAGTCTCCGGCTCTTTATCTAAGAATGCTGCCACCCACTCCACTGGATAGTAATTAAACAACCAAGCACACTGATAAGAGAGGGCAGAATAAGAAACCGCGTGAGACTTATTAAAGCCATAGCCTGAGAAATACTCAAACTTTTTCCAAAGAGAGTTTGCCGCATGCTCGGTCATATTCTTTTCAACACACCCTTCAACAAACTTAGCCTTTAGTCTATTTTTCTGCTTTGCGACGGCTCCTGTGCCTCGCTTTGTGAGAAGTTTCCGAAGTTTATTGCCCTCATCTAAACTAAAATTCTTTCCTAGCTTGTGTGCCAACAATGCAATTTGCTCCTGGAAAATCAAAAACCCGTAAGTTTCTTTTGTCACTTCCTTGACAATATCATTTTCATATACTATGTTATCAGGGTTTTCTTTTGCCTCAACATATAATTTATCAACATCTGCTCCAAGAGGGCCAGGCCGATAAATAGAAGTGATGGCAGCAATATTAATTATGTTATTTGGCTTTGCTTTCTTGCAAAAGTTTTGTGCGCCTTCTTCTGTGAACTGAAATATGCCAGCCCATTTGCCCTTGTGGAAAATATTAGTGTATACTTCTTGGTCATTAAAGTCGATCTTGTCAGGGTGGAGATTCTCATTATAATAATCTTGAATCTCTTCAAACGTTGGGTTTTCAATATTGTGATGTCGTTTCAATATGTGTGCAATCGCACCTTCGATCATTTTTAATGTTGAGAGCCCAAGAATATCAAACTTAATGAACCCTAAAGGTTCAAGATGTCTAACGTTTTGACCTTCTGACCATGGAGTTTGTGTAATTCCTCCGCTATTAATTAAAGGTATATGGCGATTTAAGTTTTCTCCAATGACTACGCCCCCTGCATGACGAGAAACTGATCTCGTTTGCCCATATAAAACATTAATATGGTCTGCAATGTGCGGATACTTGCTTAAAAATGCTTTTAATGAATCAGAATATTCCATTACTTCTTCAAATGTCGGTACATAAACTCCTGATTTTATTCCGTGTTTCTTCTTAGCGGCAGGTGTGGCCTCTCTCATCATTCGCGAGGTTACAGGATTGACTTCCGTAAAGGGAACCCCATAAAACTTTGACACATCTTTAATTAATGAACGGAGCTGCAAAGTATTAAAGTTGGAAATTGGAACCACAGTGTTGCTGCCCCATTCTTCAATTAGTAATTCTTTCAGCTCCATCGGATCCGAAACATCATAATCAATATCTGGATAGTCTTTCGCGTCTCGTCTTAGAAATCGAGAAAACAAAAGCTTATATTTAATGGGATCAACTTGAGTAATTCCAAGGACATAAGCAACCAATGAACCTGCTGCTGAGCCACGTCCGGGCCCAGTTAATTGAATTTCATTTGCTTTTGAGGCAACCGCATTCATAGTTAAAAAATACTTACTAAAGCCGCGTTCGCTAATAACTTCTAATTCTTCACGCAAACGATTAACGTATTCTTTATCATGATGTAGATTCATGTGACGTGCCCTGTCGATGCACAGCCCTTTTAAAGTTTGCTCTGCTGTAAGTTCGGGTGGAACAACAAAATCTGGCAGATGTACAGTGTTGTCTGGAATAAAGCTCTCAATCCGATTATGGGCTATGCTATGTGTTTCTTCAATTGATTGGCGAATTAAGTCATCATCATATTCAACTCCGCAGCAATCTGAATAGTACTTGTAAGCGTCCCACATTTGTTGTCCGTTTTTTGGATATAACTCGTAGCCAATCTCATCAACACTGGAAGGTAAAACGTCTGAACAATAGCTTGGTTTAGACATAGATTTGCCTAGCCAGCCCAATCTTTTATATAGCTCGCGATCTTTCCAAGCATCAGGATTTGGGTAGTGGCTATCTGCTGTGGAGATTAGTTTGATGCCAAATTCTCTGTGTAGTTGTATAATATTTTTATTTAATATATGCTGTTCTGGTGTTTTGCTCCACTGCAGTTCGCCATACCAACGATCTCCAAATATATCCATCATTTCCATTGTTGTGTGGCGCATTGCATCCATTACCGCATCTTCGCCGTATTCTCTGTTCTCCCAAAAGTCCCCTGCATAAACGCCACCTAAGCATGCGCTAGCGGAAATTACGCCTTCGTTATATTTTTTTAACATCTTATAATCGATACGAGGAAAGCGATAAAAGTTTTCTTTAGAAAATGATTTAGAAATCATTTCAAATATATTATTTAATCCCGTCTGATTCTGCGCCAGCAAAATTAAATGGCGTCGTTTGTTTAAGATGTTCTTAACTGCGCGTTTAGATGTAGATTCATCTTCAATTGTCGTTCCTGAGCGCGAGTCGTCGAGTGAAGACTTTGCTTTTTTGTCTGCTTTGACTTTTTCATATTCTCCCCTCCACTTTGCCAGGTTGGGTAGGAAATATGCCTCTATTCCAAATATTGGCTTGAAGCTTTTCCCTTCTTCTAACATCTTCTTAGCGTGGAGAACTTGATAAGCCATCCCATTCATATTGCCGTGATCTGTGAGAGCTAGTGCATCGCTGCCATTTTCGAAAGCAAAATCCATATGTTCTTGCGGATAACCTAAGCCATCAAAAACGCTGCCGGCTACGCTGTGTGCGTGCAAACCAGCAAATGGAATGTTATTCTTCTTCATTGTCTACTCCTATTGGGTTCCATTCATGATATCCTAATATTTCTTTGGGGGGTTTAACTAATGCTGTACAATTCTCTGAGCCTAGAAAGGTTCGAAGATTGTCCCAACTGTCAATATTATGATACCAAGGAATGTCTAACATATTTGCACCTTTCATTTTAACAGAGTTGAAAACTTTGTCAAGAGAAAAAAACCTAGCAGACCATCTTTTTTCAAAAGGTATTCGGTCCTTGCCAAAGCCCAAACTTTGTCCTGTGCCTTCTTTTCTTACCAGCCTTCGGCACGCTTTAAAATCTTCTGCATCGAAAGTAAATCCAAGGTATTCATTATCTTTCACGGTTTTTCCGTTGTGTGAAACAAAAAACGGCTTTTTATTAGATATTTGTTTTCTATGTGATTTCAGATATTCTGGGTCGTACACTCCATATGGAAATGCCACATAATATTTATCTGGTACGACCCATTGGCTAATTGTGCGGCTGAGCCAATATGCGGTTAAAGCTCCGTATAGCGCGTTCCAGCCCAAACAATCTCTTCTGTCGCGGTCTCTCGGGTGAATTGGAACATAATAAATGGGGATTGGTCTTTTAAGCTCATCCGGCATAGAACTTCTTGTTTTATTGACAAAAAGAGGATCTTGAATGTAATCTCCCAAGCGATATCTAATTAGCGGCTGCATATCATCGTGACAAATAATCCATATAGTTTCACTGCCAGCGCATGCACATTCCCACACTGCTCGCTCAACTGCTAAATAATTTTTTCCAATTGGTTGCAAGCAATCATGCCATGGAAAATTAAAATCTTTGGGCTGGCTAGCGACTGGTATAATCCCTGCTAAATGAAAAGAATTTATATTTTGTGGACCATTTTCAATCATAATATTTTCAATAAATCATTCAACTTATTTTGATAACCGCCTTTATTTTCTTGAATTAATAATTCTTGCGGGCTTGAATAATTAAATTCAATCTTGTCGCTATCATCGTATAAATTCATTCTAAATTTTTTGACTTCTCTCTTTTCAACTTTTAAATCCAGAGGATAATAAATTCTTTCTTCATTTAAAAAGCCATTTTTTCGGCCATTGAATCCTTCTTCTTTCAATAGCTTAATCACTTTAAATCGTGCATATGTATCTGAATAATCAAAATCTTGTAGCTGTTCTGTTGTTAGGTGAGATACTGCAACAAGGTCTCTTTGGGTTGGGTGATTTCCGGCAACGCGCTCGGTGGGATAGAAGTAAATGTCCTTAACAAAATCATCTTCTGTGCAAAAGTGCTCAAAATCATGAACCATGCATGAGCGAGCAGTCATCCAATCCAATACGATAAATTTACTTGTGGTTTTATATAATTCTTCAATTGACATTGGAAGCCCTGTTACATTTTCATCATCAAACACAATTGCTTTTTCAAAATTTAATTTAGTCACTTTTGAATTTAAAGTTGTGGTTGCAGCCTCATTTTTGTTTATTCTCACATGATTTACTTGATCCCCAAACAAATTTAGGCCGGCCAATGAAAGTAGAAAGTATAATTTTTTCCATAATTTTAATTGGCTTTCGTTGTTAACTTTTTCAAACTGGTGGGGGACGGATAATTTATTTATTATACAAGGGGTGTCGTTTAAATAAGAATAGATTAATGCGCTTAAATTTCCGCCAATTATTATTTGGTTATATTTATATTTTTTAACGCTAGCAACTGCATCCTGACTCTTCATATTCGTCGTTCTCATCTTTAAGTCTATACTCAAGGCAATCTTCTATGTAATTGACTTCTTTCATCAGGCGTTTCGCGAATTTACGAATTTTCCACGAATACCTCCAGCCGGCATGCTTCCGATTATATTTTTTTCCACATTTATACCCCGAACTATATCCACATAGGCCGCGGCCGATTTTTCCTTTAGCGTACTTTTCAACCCATCTGCGTAAAATTGCTGTACCGAATTCAATATTTGTCTCGGGGTTTTTTAATTGCTTGCAAGTTTTTCCAGGCTTTTTCATATATCGCGGGATCACCTGCATTAAGCCGCAAGCATTGGAACTGCTCACAACAACAGGGTTCCAATTGCTCTCGTAATGAATTAGCGCTATAATAATTTCTGCCGGAATATCATTCTGTTCCGAGGCTTGGGCTATTAATTCCATTTGATCGCATGCAAAGTGCGCCTTTGGCATGCCGATGTTAAGTATTGCTAAACATAAAATTTCTGCGGTCGTCATATATCTCTCCTGTTGTTTTTGTTTTATAAGTTGACACTATTATAACATTTTTGTTTTATTTTATTAATTAATTTGCGAATCAAATCATCCGCTTCATCTTTGCAAGAAAAATTTGCAATGGTCAATATCGTAGAATTGTTTTTAAAAAACGCTCTAACCAAGTAGCATTCTTGATCCAATTTTGGATCACTATATTTCTCTGACCAAACTGCAATTAGTTCTTCTAATTTAAAAAAACACCCTTCGTGTACTTTGTGCATCGCACCTCCAAATTTAAGCTAATTTTCTCATGATCACGTCGGGGCGGCCATATTTGTAATTATTATATTTTAAATTTGGA